GCATCCAAATCAGATGTTTGAGCACCTCCAGCAGAACCTGTAATCCAAGTTTTGTAACGTCTGTCCTCAGCTTCAGAAGCACGGTATCTTACGTGTAAGAATGGACGTTTAGCGTTTTTACCTAAGATTTGGTCGTATACTGAAGTAGAACCTGCAGGAACTAATAAACCTGTTACAGTACCTGTAGCTGTAGCTGCAGTAGTGTTTAAACCACCTCTCATTGTTGGGTCGTTTAAGTATTTCCAATCAGATTTGTAGAAATCATAACCTCTACGGAATCCTGTGAAACCTAAGTTTAACGCCATATTAATATCATTGTCGAATAAACCGAATGATGCAGACTGAGCAACACCACCTGAAGTGTATCCATTCAATGTAGCTAACATATTGTCGATGTCGAAAGACAATCCACGGTTAACGAATAAAGCATTTTCTTCAATAGCTCCTTGTTTATCTAAACGAGAAACGATTGTATCCCAATCTTGTAATGTAGTTGGTGTACCACCACCCCAAACATTTCCTCTGTTGTTAACAACGTAGAAGATACCTTCAGACCCACCTTGTCCGTTACCACCTAATACAGCAGCAGCACCTGAGTTATTCTCAGCAGGAACAGCTTCAATCATAGCAGTTTCTAAGTAGTCTTCGAAACGTAGACGAGTTTCGTGCTCAGATTTCAAATACCATAAGTATCCTGTAGCTCCATTTTCAGTTGTAACTTCAACCCATCCAATTTGAGCCATATCAGAACCATTAACAGAATATTTATCTTTAATGATAATAGGCTTGTTAGAGAAGATTTCGTCTTCTGATTCTAATGAACCAACCATTCCGTTAGTTCCTTTTTTGAACTCAGAACCGTAGATGAATACAGTACATTGAGTAGACACAGCAAAAGATTGTCCTGCTGCTTCGTAGTAAGCTACTGTGAAAGTAGTTGCTGAAGGAACCGCAGTAACGATTGCTTTGTTGTAAACACCTGAAGTGTTGTTTTGAATCATAACAGTTTGTCCAACTCTGATAGCGATGTAAGTAACACCTGAATCAGCTACAGTAAAAGTAGCAGTGTTAGAGTTGATTGCTGCTGCAGAAGTACAGTTAGTGTACTTAATGTGAAGACGACCTTGTTCTGCCCATTTGATTTGGTCAGAGTTAGAAGGCATCTCTGCACCTACCATTCTCAAGAATGATGCGATGGTTCTATTACCATAACGCTCAAATTCTTTCTCGTAAGTATCAGGAAGATACTGATTCAAGAAGTTGAAGTTGGTAATGTAGTTAGTCTGTAATGCTACTTGCTCAGCGCTTGGCTGTAAAGCATAAGTAGGATTGTTTAATAAAGCACTTGCCATTTTTTTTAATTTTTAAATTTTACATTTTTTTTATACTTCGGATTTTTAAGCCCCTGCCCGAATCAGGGTTTACCTCTCTAACTTGCATCCCATCATTTTGCTTTGTAACTTCAGGCGCTCTTCTCTCAGACATTTGAATATTTTTAATATTCTTCATTGTCCCGTCTACAGCATCTGATTTACCTTGTTCGTAAAAGAACTTAGCAAACTTCTCAGGATTCATAGCTACAGCTAAAGCTTTATGATAACCTTCTGCGTCTTTAATTAAACCTTGCTCATCTAAAAACTTATTGATGAAGTTTTCAGGAGTAGATTGTAATTTTCTCAACTCATTTCGGTCTCCCGGATTGAAAGCGACTTTTTTATCATCTAAGTTGAACTCAAAACCTTTGAATCCATCTGAGAAAACTTCGTCAGACTTTTGGTTAAACCATTGTCTTTTTCTTTCATTCTCCTCGTTAACAGTCTTAGCCTGTTTGGTATATTGCTTATAGCTTTCATAGATTTCCCTTTCTTCTTCAGAAACTAGAGGGCCACTTGACTCAAGTGGAACTCTGTATTTTTCCTTTTGGGAATTGAAAAACTTTTTAGCCTCGGCAATAGCTTTTTTGGTTTCTAATTTAATTTTTCTAATTGAAGATTCATCATCAATGTCTTCATCATATCTATAGTCGTCCATAAGAACTTCTATATCATCTGCGTCAAGACCATCTTGAGTAGAAGACAGATACTCTCTTAAAAGAGTTTCAGGCTCCATAGAATCTATGTCTTTGTTTAATTTCATAAAATCATCAATACCTCTACCTGTTTCTTGTTTGTACCTTAAATAGGTAGCTACGTCTTCAGGCAAGTCTACTGACTCTTTTCTTTCAGCCATTAAATCTTCAAACGATTTAATTTCTTTGTTGTATTTTTTACCAAGATATGAAAGAACTTTTTCTTCTGATAACTCATCAGAACTATCATCTTGCGGTGCGCTGTGCTCAATTACCGGTGGTGTATCATCAACAACCGGTGTGTCATCAACAACAGGAGCATCATTATTGGCTCCATAATTATTTACTTGAGCAAATTGCTGCTCGTGTCTATCGAGCAATTCTTGCTCTACTTGAACAGCGCTTTTTTCTTCAACACCGTCCAATGCTCTTACTTTGAAATTTTCCATTTGATTAAATTTAATTTGTTACAAATCTATAACTTTTTTTTTAATTTTTAACGGGGTTCAAATTCCCCTAAATCAAACCCATCTAAGCTATCCTCATTTGATTCAAAATTCAATGGAGGTAGATTGTTTTTTCTTTGATTTATTAATTTTGATTGCTCTGTATTTTGTTGGCTTATTCTTTTAGCCTTTGCATCTTCTCTTTCTTTCTCACGAGTACTTAGGTTCTCAACCTCCATACCTCTTAATCTCTGATTGTAATTAAACTCTTCAGCCATTAATTGAGATTTCATTTCTGATTGTTTTTCTAATAACTGAATTTCAAAAGCAACCTCTGCTTGTTTCAATTGCATTTTAGATTGAGTCTCCATTTGTGTTTTCTGCATAGCCATTTGACCTGCCATCTCTTGAGATTTCAATTGCTGTTGAGCCATCATCGCCTGTTTCTGTGTTTCCATTTGCTCTTCACGCTCTTGTTTTTTAACACGCTTCATTTTAAGCAATTGGTTTGCAAGTTTAAGGTTTCTAAGTTCACGAATATCAATAGCATCCTCAAGATTAATATCTCCTTTAGATAAGGCCATTTGTACATTTGCTTCAAGCTGTGCTTTTTGCTCTTCATCAGGAGAAACTTCAATAAAGATACCAAAGTCGTAAATATACAACTCCTTAATATCGTTTAGTATAGATACATTAAACCTACCTATTTTATTTATAAAATCCTCTTTAAAATCAGAGTACTCTAATATATCGGCAATTCTATATGTCAATGCTTCTGCTAATGTTCTATAGATAAATAAACTACTATCTAAGATATGTCTTGTAGCTGTATTTGAATTAAGAGCTGCTAACTTCTGAACACCAACTAAAGAGTTAGGGTCAGGACTAGAACCATCTCTTGCTTCATTTAATCCGGTTACAGACCTAATCATATCCATATAATGGTTATAGTTAGCAATAAGCATTTGTGTTTTTGCTGCTCCTGAGTTTGATGTTAACTGAGTAATAGGCACTCTTGCATTGTTGAACTCTCCGTCTTGAGTATAACTACGTCCAATAACAGAACCTGTTTGGAAGTATAATCTTAAAGCATCCTCGGGATTGTATGCTGCTCCTGTACCTAAGTCAACTTCATTTAAACCATCAGCATCAATGAACACACCATCAGGTACCGTTCTATTAACTACTTGTTGAAGTTTTAAATGCGTTACCTGGATAAGGTCGGCAAAAGGAATCATTCTTCTAACTAAAGACTCGATAACACCTTTATACATACGTGGGGCTGCTGCTACGTAATTTGGTATTGCGTGCTGAGACGCAGACTTAGGTCTTACCATATTTTTAGACAACTCCCACTTTAAAATGATATTGGTACCCATTACCATAACACCTTCATACCACACATCAATAGTCTTTTCGATTTTTTCGAAATTACCTTCCTCCATCATTTCAACAGGAGGATTGAATGTATCGTCTTTCTCTATAACACGAGTATTACCGTTATCAAGAATTTTTTTCTTGTAAACAATTTTCTTAGTGGTCTTGTAGTTGAAATACATTAATGTAGCAGTATCTCTTGAGAATACACTATTCTCATAGAACTGAGCTACATTGTAATAATCATACCACTGCTGACTGTATTGAGTAATCTCTTGAAGGTCATCCTTAGTTAAAGTAGGGTCTATCTTCATCAACTCAGTTATAGGAAGTGTTTTAATTTCTCCCCAATAAAAACAATCTTTAAAATACGGGTCTTCTGTATAGGAATAAACCACGTTCGCAGGGTCAACATAAGATATTTGAACACCTGAACCTTGAAGGAACTCGTGTTTCGCAATTCCAATACCAATTACAGTAGCATCATAATCTATTCTTTTTCTGATATTGTCATAATGGTTTTCATCAAACATAGTATTGATAGCCTCTTCTTCGGCAATCTCAATAGCAGGTTTGTAATTAAGTTGCATATATAATGATAACTCCTCATCTGTATTAGGTAATTTATCAGGGTCCATAATAAACGGATTAACTCCTGATAGCTCTTGTATTTGAGTAAGAACCTCTTTACCTGCAACTTGAGACTCAAGCATCTCTTGATACTTGCTTCTTTTTGATTGAGACATTGCGTCTTGTGCGTATGCTTTTACTTTAAAAAGTCTATCAGACATACCGTTTACCACAATATCAACAAACTTAGGGATAATAGGGACAGGAGTCCAATCTAAATTAAGATAAGATAAATCTCCATCAATTGCTAATTCATTTTTATACTTTGCAACAGACTGTTCTCCTCTTGCGTAAAGTCTTAATCTATTGAACTCCCTCCATTGGCTGTAATATCTACAAGAGTTTCCGTCTTTTCTAAACCATTCGTATTGAATAGCTTGCCCTACTTGCAACCCAAATTGGGAAGATGCTTTTTCAGCATCAGAAGCTAACTGACTTGGGAATGCTGACGATGTAATATCTATTGTTATGTTTTTCATCTAATTAATTGACTATTAGTTCCATCATTTGAATACCTTGCGAAGTTAATAATAATTTTTGAATCTTTTTTCTCAGGTTGATATAAATGCTTTTGATTAGCCATAATAGCTAATCCCGAGCTAATAGAGGCATCAAACTTAGTTCTATCGTTTATATCGAACTTGGCCCAATCCTCTAAAGTTCTTGTAAAAGGCATATTTCCTATTTGGTCAGAGTCTCTATAGTTACCTGCCATATCAAATCCAATGTATCTTTCAATGTAAGACTCAATTGCAGATGCGTGAGATTGTTTAACATCTTCAGAAGAGTTTGGTATACCTCCTAACTCACGTTCTGTTTTTGATAACTTATTATATTGCTTGTCGGGTCTATTTAGACAGTAATGTCTATACCCTCTATTTTTAAAGTGATAAAGTAATCTAGGCTTGTTATTCTCTATTAGAATAGGCATACCATAAAATACACAGGCCATTAATACTTCTTCAAAAAATATCTCGGCCGTCTGTGGTCTTGCTATATATTCCAAGAAGAACTCATTAGAAGGAGCATCATCCATATTAAATTTAGTAAGTCCGTGAAGAGAACCATTAGACCCTCTTCCTCCTACTACTGCTGATATATCATAGGAGTCACATCCAAATGAACCTATGTGTTCATTACCAGGATACTTTACTCCATTTCTTATATGCACATTATTCTGTAAATGTTTAGCAGGAGTCCAACTAACTAAGAATCTACCCCTGTTGTCAGG